GCCCAGGCTCCGCAGATGTACGATATGCCGTTACTGCACCGTCAGATGCTGGAAGTGCTGGGTATCAGGGAGGCAGATAAGATTGTGCCGCTTGAGGATGAGGTCGAGATTGCCGATCCGGTCTCTGAGAACATGAACATCATCAACGGTGAGCCAGTCAAGGCATTTATCTATCAGGATCACGAAGCACATATCCAGACTCATGTGTCGTTGATTCAAGACCCGAAGGTGATGGAGATCATGTCGCAAAGCCCCACTGCCAAATCAGCAGAGGCGGCGATGGCGGCACATATTTCAGAACACGTTGCGTTTGCATACCGCGCCAAGATTGAGAAAGAGCTTGGTGTGGAGCTTCCTGCTCCCGGCGATCATCTTCCAGAAGACATAGAACTGAGGTTATCACGGCTCGTTGCCCCTGCTGCGGCACAATTAACGGGCAAGGATCAGCGCGAAGCCGAGATGCAGAAGAAGATGGAAGAAGCTGAAGACCCGATTATCCAGATGCAACAACAGGAATTGCAGATCAAGCAACAACAGGCGCAGGCTAAAGCGCAAACAGATATGGCGAAGATTCAGGCTGATCTCAAGAAGGCAGCAGATAAATCTGACCTTGAGCGGGACAAGATGGAGCAACATGAGCGTCTGGAAGGGGCGAAACTTGGGGTCAAGATTGCCGCTGAAAATAGCCGCGAACAACTTGAGTCTAAAAAAATTGCTAGTAAAGAGCAGGTTGAGGGTGCTAAATTAGGCAAAGAGATAGCAAAAGACCTGATGAACGACAAGAATTCCGATGGATGAACTAGATTTATTGAGGGATAAGTACCGTGGAATGATGAATGAAATGAGCGACCATCTGAGTACAGGGGGTTGTAAGGAGTTTTCAGAATACACGCGCTGTTGCGGGATCATTGAAGGTCTCGCAATGGCAGAAAGGGAATTGCTCGATCTTAAAAAGAAGATTGAGGAAGCATAACGTCGCGTCAGGCGGCGCAGGTGACTCTGGACACCCATTTCCAGTGCAAGGAAGAAACTAATGCCTGAGTCATTAGCAGTAGTAAAAAACGAGCCGGAAGAGGAGAAGGTCGAAGAAATTGAGATCGACGAATCAGAAGCTCGCAAAGCAAGTCAGATGCCGAAGCCGAAAGGCTACAAGATACTGATTGCTCTACCTGAACCTGATGAGAAAACGGATGGCGGAATCATTAAAGCAAGTCAGACAATATACGCCGAAGAGGTGGGGAGTATTGTCGGCTTCGTTCTGGACATGGGGCCGGACGCATACGCCAATCATGGTCGTTTTCCCACAGGCCCGTTCTGCAAGAAGGGGGATTGGATCGTGATGCGCTCATATTCAGGCACACGATTCTTGGTTCATGGTAGAGAGTTCCGTTTAATCAATGATGACAGCGTAGAAGCTGTGGTCGAAGACCCACGGGGTATCGTAAAGGTATGAGCGAAACAACAGAAAACGTCACAGGTACAACAGAATCTGTAGATGCACCAACGTCGGCTGAAGACAAGTTCTTCGGTGTCAAGACGCAAATTGCCAAAAGTAAGAATAAAAAGGAACCCTCTGTTGAGGAGGCTCCTGTTGAACAGAATCATTTCGATCTGGAAATCATAGATGATAAACCTCCCAAGCAATCTGCAAATGACGGGGGAACTGATGATGAGTTAGCTGGTTACAGCAAAACCGTCAGAAAGCGTCTGGATAAGGCCACTTTCAAAAGACGGGAGGCAGAGCGTCTTGCAGATGAAGCGGTCAAAACTACTCAGCAGTTACACGCTGAAAACCAGCAACTCAAGGCGAAAACCCGTGAGCAGCAGGCGTTGCTTGATCGTGGTGAGACTGTGCTGGTCTCGCAGATCAAAGAGAAAGCATCGTTAGCAGCAGATAAGGCGAAGGCTGAGTATCGCAAGGCTTATGAGGAAGGTAATACGGATGCTATTGTAGCCTCACAGGAGCAAATGATTGAGGCGCAGGCTCGTAAGCTGGAAGCGCAGCGATGGGAAAATCAATTACCGCCTCAACCTACTCAAGAGCAGCAGCAACAGGCTGCTTATCAGCAACAGGTGCAGCAACCTGTAGCCCCGCAGATACCGGAGCCTGAACCGAAGGCAAAGGAGTGGGGAGATAAAAACTCATGGTTCGGTGATGAAGCCCATAAGGGTATGACGGCATACGCTTATGCGCTCCATGAAGAAGCGATAAAGGACAATGGGCTTTCGCCTAATTCAGATCAATACTTTGAGTATATTGACAAGAATATGCGGAGTCGGTTTAATGATTATGCTTGGCCGGAAAACGTATCGGGAGATACGAGCGGTGGTGGACAAACCGCGACTTCGACTGCCAAGCAAGCCTCTTCGGTGGTTGCTCCTTCCGCAAGGAATAATGGAGCCAAGCCCCGCAAAGTGAAGTTAACGTCCACCCAAGTTGCACTCGCTAAACGACTGGGGTTAACGAACCAACAGTATGCCAATCAGGTCATCAAGGAGATGTCAAATGGCTGACTATGAGCGCACTCCGAGGTCTCAAGAGACTCGTGTAGAAGATGTCAGACCCCAAGATGATTCTTGGGTTCCGTCTTCAATTTTGCCAGTTCCAGATCCGCAGGACGGATGGGTTTTCCGTTGGATAAGAACCAGTATTATGGGTCAATCGGATAATCCAAACGTGTCAAAGAAATTCAGAGATGGTTGGGTTCCGGTTAAAGTGGAAGATCATCCAGAACTGAAAACTTTGTCAGATATCAATTCTCAGTTTAAGGGGAATATCGAGCAGGGTGGACTGCTTTTGTGTAAGGCTCCCAAAGAAAAAATGGATGCCAGAAATGCACATTATCAGGAAATAGCAAAACAGCAGATGGAGTCTGTAGACAGCAACTACATGAGAGAAAACGATCCGCGTATGCCACTATTGAGACCGGAGAAAAGTACGCGCACGACCTTTGGCAAAGGCTAATTCTCTTTTGAAATAGCCTTTTTTCTTCAACAGTAGCGTAGGAGAAATTCAAATGGCTACTTCTGCAACTCCAAATGGTGCAGAACCTGTTGGTACTTGTAGTGCAAGCGGTTCCTTTTCTGGAAAAGTTGTACATATCAAGATTGCCAGCGCGTATGGCACCGCAATATTTTATGGGGATTTTGTGAAGCTGGTTACAGCCGGGACGGTTGAACTGGACAGTGGAACCTCTTCACTCACCTCCATAGGTATTTTCATGGGCTGTAAGTACACCGATTCAAGCACATCTCAGATGACCTTCAATCAGACTTGGCCTGCTTCTATGGCAGCGTCCGACGCGATGGCGTATGTTTTGATTGATCCTGATGTCCTGTTCAAGATGCAGGGAGATGGTTCTATTGCTCAGACCGGACTCGGCGCGAACTTTTCTGTCATTCAGACAGCGGGTTCAACCACGATTGGTCGAAGCAAAAATGCTTGTGATGCGTCTACAGTCGCCACCACCAATACGTTCCCTATAAGGCTAGTTGACTTTGTTGACGGCCCGACAAGTTCGGTTGGTGATACCTACACTGATGGCATTTTCCGCTTCAACGCGGGGCATCAGTTAACCAATACTACAGGCATATAAGGGGTAATTAGCATGGCTATTTCAAGAGCACAAATGCTTAAAGAACTCCTGCCGGGGCTGAATGCCCTTTTCGGCCTGGAGTATGAAAAGTACGAGGACGAACACGCCGTTATTTACGATACGGCCTCATCAGAGCGTTCGTTCGAGGAAGAAGTGAAGCTGAGTGGATTCGGTGCTGCTCCCGTGAAGGACGAAGGGAATGCAATTTCCTACGATTCTGCACAGGAAGCGTTCACTGCAAGGTACAACCATGAAACGATTGCAATGGGTTTTGCGATTACGGAAGAAGCAATGGAGGATAACCTCTATGACTCTCTTTCTGCTCGCTACACAAAAGCCCTTGCAAGAGCGATGGCCTATACCAAGCAGGTGAAAGCGGTAAATCCGCTCAACAATGGTTTCACCAATTCTTACCAGACGGGTGACGGGGTTAACCTCTTCACAGCATCTGGTGATGGTGTTACTGGCGGCGGCGGTCATCCGAGAGTGGATGGCGGTACAAACGATAACCGTCCTTCGACGGCGGCTGACCTGAATGAAACTTCATTGGAGGCGGCAGTCGTTACGATTGCTGCGTTAACCGATGAGCGTGGACTTCTGATCGCGGCCCGACCAAGACGTTTATTGGTTCCGCCTGCCGGAATGTTTATTGCCACGCGGCTCCTTGAGTCAGATCAAAGGGTTGCTACGGCGGATAACGATATCAATGCTATACGCAGCATGGGTATCGTACCGGAAGGATATTCGGTCAATCACTACCTGACTGACTCAGATTCCTTCTATGTCGTTACTGACGTACCCAATGGCTTGAGGCATTTCGAGCGTACCGCGCTGGAAACTTCAATGGACGGGGACTTCGATACGGGTAACGTGCGCTACAAGGCGCGTGAGCGGTACTCCTTCGGTGTTTCTGACCCATTGGGAATCTACGGTTCGCCGGGAGCGTAAGCAACTGGTGTATAGGGAGGGCGACTTAGTTTTTTAATAAACGTACAGAAACTCGCAAAATCTGTTAGGTAAGTCGCTCTCCTTTTTCCTGACTGTCGCATTGCACGGCAGACACTAGCCACGACAGGAGAAAGATAATGGCTAATACTACATTTAATGGCCCAGTCCGGTCTGAAGGCGGCTTCGAGCAAATCACGAAGACTGCCGGAACCGGAGCAACCACCAACAACTTCGATGTGGACTCAAGCGGAAACGTATCTGGTTCAGGTACGCTGAAACTCACTGGTGCCGCTAATATACTCTCTGATTATGAGTCAATTACCGCAGCAACAAAGACCCTGACATCAGCGGATACCGGGACTGTTTACGGTTTCAACAGGGCAGCAGGGATTGTAGTTACGTTGCCCACTCCAGCGGCAGGAATTGTTTATAAGTTCCTCGTTGAGACAACCTTTACTGGTGCCGGGCAGATCAAAACAGCCACAACCGATGGAACCGATGGTTTCCTTGGCACGGCGTTCCTTTTTGACACTGGCGAGATCGGTGAGACTGATAACTTTCATCCGGCTTCCTCCAACGATGTAATTGATCTGGGGGCTGTAGAGCAAGGTTGGCTGACTGGTGGATTCATCACGATGACAGGAGTGAACACGACAACTTGGTTCGTCGAGGCGTTCCTGATGGGCGATGGCACATTGGCAACTCCTTTCACTGACAGTTAATAGTTGATCGACTCTGGCTGGGGCTTTGTCCCCAGCCAGATTGTCGATGCCTAATCTTTAGGGAGTAAGTTATGGCAGGATATTCAGATGTAAAAGCAGTTTTTATTACTGCTGATACTCAAGCCCTGGATGCCGATGGCATATCCGCAGCCGCAGCAGTAGGCAACAACGCAGCACTTACGATAGGTGGTGCATTGGCCTCTGGCGGTTCTGTCACGAATGTGGGTGGAAGAATTGTTACTATTCTTTCAGCAGGAGATGATTCTGGGATTTCCTTTACAGTTACTGGTACTGATGTGAACGGTGATTCTCAAACAGAGTCGATCACTGGTGCTAATGCGGGAACCGCAACCGGATCTAAGTATTTCAGAACCATTACCGCAATTTCTGCGGTAGGAGATCCCGCAGGCAATGTTTCTGCCGGAATCAATGCTTCGGCTGCTGACGTTATTTATGCCGGAAGATCAAGGATTAAAGGGGTCTTCATAGTCAATTCAGGTACAGCAGGGACTATAGATTTCCTTATTACCTCTCCAACAGGCACAAGCATGATGAAGGCTGGAACTGTTGCCAGTGCAACTGTGACTACAAATGTAGTCATACCCGATGAAGGTGTTTTGTTTACTGCCGGAGCATATATCCAGTACACGACAGCAACATTTGGGAAATTAACAGCGTTTCACGCCTAATAAAAGAATCGGGGGTTAGTCATGGCACAACTTGAAATATTTCAGAACGGGACTTCTTTGCATCCTGACACGATGGGAGAGCCTGTTTTTCAGATCGGCACGAAGAATGACGATGGAAGTTATGAGGTTGTTGTTTCTGAGGGCATGACTAAAGAAGAGGCGGAGTCGAAGCTCAAAGAATTGCAGCCTGTCAAGGCTGCTCCAAAAGAGAAAACGGCTCCAGAAAAGAAGGTTACCAAGAAGGTTGTCAAGAAGGCTACCAAGAAGGTTACCAAAAAGGCTACAAAGAAGGTTACCAAGAAGGATGCGACAAAGAAAAAGGCAAAGAAAAAGGCAAAGAAAAAGAAGGCTTCTGCAAAGAAAAAGAAGAGAAGATAATGGCTATAAGCCGCGCCCAGATGGGAAAACAAGTCCGTAACGGGGCTTCCAGAAGAAGTGCTGGCAAATCTACGCTGACTTTACCGCCGGGAGTCAAGTCACGGCCTAAAACCATGACGAGAGTGATGCGTCAGGCCATGCGTGAATCAAGGAGGCATGGATAAATGGCAACCAGCGGTACTTACGCTTTTACGCTTGATCTCAGCGATATCCTTGAGGAAGCCTATGAACGGGCTGGGTTGGAGCTACGCAGCGGTTACGACTACCGCACCGCAAGGCGTAGCCTGGATCTCATGTTTCTTGAGTGGCAGAACAGGGGGTTGAATCTCTGGACTGTTCAGGAAGACAGTCAGACCCTGACGGCAGGTACTGGTCGTTATGCCTTATCTGGTGACCAGTTGGATATTGTGGAAGCCTTTTTGCGTACTGATGACGGAGACACTTCCAAACAGACTGACCTAACAATGACGAGAATATCAATCAGTCAATATTCTCATCTAACGAATAAATTAACTCAGGGTCGCCCTATCCAATATTGGATAGAGAAAGACCCCAGTGCGATTGCTTTGAATGTGTGGCCTGTGCCGGATGATGCTGTGACCTACAAGGTCGGCTACTACTACATCCAGCGGGTGGAGGATACGGGAAGCCCTGCGTCCAACAACGTGGATATACCTTCCCGGTTCCTGCCCTGCATGGCAGCGGGGCTGGCTTATCACATTAGTGTTAAAAGACCAGAAGCATCAGATCGTGCGCCTTTGCTCAAGCAAGTCTATGAGGAGCAGTGGAATCTTGCAGCAGATGCCGACAGGGATAAATCTTCGTTCTATATGACACCGGGGGGGTATAGCCGAGTATGAGCAGCTATGCCGCAGGCAAACGGGCTTTCGGGTTCTGTGACAGGACGGGATTCAGGTATCCGCTCAAGGACTTAGTACCGCAGATAGAGAACCAGAGGCCCAATGGATTGCTGGTAGGTCGTGATGTGGTGGATGAGGATCAGCCACAGCTACAGTTGGGCCGACTGAAAATGGATGACCCGCAGGCGCTGAGAGATCCAAGACCTGATACGGGAGAAGCAGAGAGCCGTAAGCTCTATGCGTGGAATCCTGTAGGGGGCGGAAACTCTGCTTTGGGTAGTCGTACCGTAGGACTCGATATTGCGGCGGTTGTCGGTAAGGTCACGGTGAGTACGGGCTGATGGCTTGGACATACACAACGCTCAAAAGCGCAATGCAGGATTATCTGCAAAACACGGAAACCACTTTTGTAAATGATCTAGCTACTATCATCGTTCAGGCAGAGAACCGTATTCTTAAATCGGTTCAGTTGCCCGATTTCAGGAAGAACACCACAGGCACGATGACGAGCAGCAATGCTTATCTGGCAACGCCTAGTGATTTTATGGCTCCTTATTCTCTGGCGCTTGATAACAGCGGATATGAATATCTTATATTCAAGGA